ACTCCAGCCACCGCGCATCCTCCCGTGCTGCGGTTAGCTCGCGTTCTAGTTGGCGGGCGAAGTCTAAAGTGAATCCACCCATAGGAAATTGAGCGTGTTCTGTATCAGTTCTCGGTGTCGGTGTGTTGTTCATGGTTCGGTTGGTTGGTATTTTGAAATTTGAATATCTAGACATTCTTCGCAATAAGTTCTCCCCCATTCTTCTACATAAAATAAAGCAAAAATGTCACTTCCGCAATCAGGACACTTATCATCAATTGTTTCTGTCGGAGTTATTGTAATTTCACTCATCTACCCCTCCTTTCACGGCTGCGAGTGCTTCGTTACCCATGTTCCACGCTGCGTCCATCTCATCCTCAGATACCCAGCAATCATCTATTGTGGAGTTTGGTTCGCCGACTATTTTCATGAGTGCTTTGCAAGCCTCCGCCATCCTGTCCCGCTGCTCGGTGACGGCGGTTAGCTCGGCATCAACTTTACGAAACGCTAAAACGACAACATCGTGAGCTTGCCGTGTTGTGGTTAGCTCCTCCGCCAGCCTGTCCGCCAGAGCGCGTTTGTCGAAAAGGGAATCGTTTGTTAGCTCCCATCGCAGAGTCATTTCGTCTAGCTGCTCGGTGACGGCGGTTAGTTGATCGCTTGCGTAATCAATACCTGCACGTAATCCATCCCGCTGCTCAGTAAGTGCTTTAATCTCCCTACGCAACACGCAGTTAGGTCGTTCACAATTATCATGGCAGCTGTGTATGCCTGCACATTGAAGGCGTTCAATTTCCTTCTGTGCTGCGTCCAGCTGCTGGATTGCTTGGTCATATTCCTCTTTACTGATCGCATCACAATCTGAGCAGATCAATGTCTCTTGCCTAAATGCCTCGTTGTATCTCAGTAAGTCGTCTCGCTGCTGAATTATCTCTGCAACGTTACTCGCTTCCATAACCTTAATGTGCGGCGCGAAATTGGCAGCAAAGCGTATATCGGATTGATAACCAGCAGGCAACCCACAATCGCAAGGGATATCGCTGCAATCTGGGCAGGTATCGGTCGTTTGACTGGATGTTTCGGTCATCGGCCGTCTATACATCTTATGGGTGTAACTGGTCACCTTCTTGCCGATCTCGGTAGCCGGTGTCCAGCTGCGGTCAATGCCCCAGAATTCGTCTCCAGCCATTACGATTTCACCGTCGTTTAGTGTTCGGTATTGTTTCATGTGTGTTCGTATATTCAAATTATCCCGAATAATGGCAAGTTTTTAATGTGATAACACATTTCTGATCGCTTCCATCCAGCTATTTTTTAGATGACCGAAATCCCTCGGCTCGGTTACGGATGTAATCTGACCGCAGATTCCGCAGGTATTCTCATGCCATGTTGCGACTCCGCATTTTTTGAACCCGTGCCTGTTGCCACATGGGTGGCAAACCCAGATGGGGTATTCCAGTCGCGTCTTGGAGGGATCAACCCGGTTAATCAATACGATCAACTCATCGACGCGACCCGTGTAATAGCCTTTGAGATGGATTTGAACACGATGTTCCCAGCCGGTTGGGTCTAGCGTGGCTAGGTCTTCTTCGGTTGATGCCAGCAGTTCTTGGTTCTGCTCAAGCCGTTTGCGTAGTAGCGTGATGATGTCTTTGGATTTCATATGTTTCGTTCTATTCGGTTTTGTTGCGGTTGCAAGGATTATCTCTGGTTACGGTAGGATACGGTTAGGTTACAGAGGGTGTAACCTCGATTTTTGATATGGCTCTAGGTGATTTTGGCGGAGGATACACTATTACACCCGTATTTAAGAATAGATATATAATAGGAGGGGTAAAGGGATATAGGTAGGTATAATTCTATATGAGTGTGTATGGAAAAGCGTAACCGTAACCTTTTTTGTAACTTTACTTATTCTATAAGGGTTTGAGCTTGCTAATAAGGTTACAAACATGGTAAAAACACCGTAATTTGACGATTTTTGGGTTACAATTAAGCCAAAAACGGAACAAAAACAGCCCTTTGCAATACGTTTTGACCAAATTTGACCGGGTTTTTAGGTGATTCTGATCCAACGATTCTGAGTAATTGCCCCCTCCATTTGGATCCAGACCATGCCGTATCCCGAAAAATCCGCTCCAGACCTTGGTGATTATTGGCAATTATCAGCCCGTTTTCGGTAATTTTGATGCCGATTCGACGTAAAGCTGCCTCATAGTCTTGGTTTTTGGAATTATAATAGCAAGAAACAGCCTCGTCGATTGAGATCGTTTCGGTGGATTTTTCACGCTGAATGATGACCGGTGAGCTAAGTAAATGCGACCAGCATTGGTTCTCGTCGGAGTCAATTGAGTCAACCTTGAATCCAGACCAATCCTGTTTTGATAGCCAAGCTGTGGCAGATTCGGCCGTGATCTTTTTAGTCGATGTAAGCGAGTATGCCCCAGCCAGTAGAGTCCCGATCTGGTCAGCAGAGCGTTTGTCGCCCGTAAACGCCACAGCAGCAGCCGAGAACACATCTGCGTTGTGTCGGGTCGTGATTGCGTTGCGGATCGATCTGGCACGTATCCTGGCGCAATACACGGGCGATGCTGTGGTTTGCCTCCAAATCTCCTTCACTTTCTCAAATTGTGATGGCGAATCCGACTTTCTCAACGACAATACGGATATCCGGCTTGTATCGGCTTTCTTAACAGCTGCGACCCCGATTGATGAGAAGCAGAACATTGATCTGACCATGTAAGTGATGCTGCCACCGTTTTGAGTGCCTTTGACGATTCCTGCGCCCGATTCGGAGCTTGCCTGTCTGGCTAGTTCCATCACGCCTTCCATTCGCGGTATCGATCTCTGGTTCTCAGCCTCGGCCTCATCGAATAAGACAGGAAGAGCATCGCATCCAAGCTGACCACGTATTCCAGCCTCGGAAGTGTTACCCTGCACGAAAACGGTCGATCTACCTGCAAGCGGATTGACGACATTGCCCATAATCCAAGTCTTGCCGGATCCAGCCGATCCCGTGATCCAGATATGTGGTCGCCAGTTCAAAGCTCCGCAGATTGGAGATAATGCCATCCACCCGGCAAGGAGTTTGCCGTAAAGCGGTTGATCCCATGTCAGAGAGTCACAAAGCTCGATAATCTTGGCTGCATGGGCATTGGTTGCAGCGTCCTCGGTATCGATCGCAATCTGCAAGCCGGATTCGTAAATCGCCATGCTCGGTGACAGGTAAGACGGAATCGATTGGATGGAGCCGTTTACTGCAAGTTTGTTACCAGCATGGTAGACTACATCCTCGCCATCGATCCAGCAACCTCGACCGCGAATTGCCCGTGGGTCGAATTTGGGCAGGGATTGTGAGAATTGGATTAGGCTGTTAGATGCTGCGTCCCAGTCACATCCGTTTTTTGACGGGAATGTTGATTCCCAGTCTTGGAGCGGAGCGAGTTGGATAAGGTTGAGTTTGGTATGTGACGCAGGCGTTAGGCTGACGATGTGCTGCCCGTTGTCCGGCATATAGCGCATAATCCCATCATCCATGCCGAGGAATCGAAACGGCATCGATCCGATCCGATCCGTTGGCGTTTGGGATGACTCAAAGCAATCCTGTTTGTTTTCGGCTTGATTGGGTTGAGTCGCGCCCTCGACAAGCTGAGTAATGTGATCGGCCGTGGTATCTGCTGCATCCCATCCGCTTGGCAGACCGTGAGGAATCGAAACAATCGAAATAGATGCTGCGTATGGTTTGATGATTGCCGCGATTGATTTCATGGCACGTTGTCCAGGCTCATCGTTGTCGGGCCAGAGAGTGACGTGCTTGCCGGTTAAGGTAGTGAAATCGGTCTTATGGATCGCAGCACATCCGCCCGACCATGTGGTAGCTTCGTGACCTGCCATCCGAACTGCTTCGGCGGTTTTCTCACCCTCGACCAAAACGATCTGTTCCGATTGGAACGGTAACCCGTAAAGTGGTCTTGGATCTGGCATCGCCTTAAATTGCCAAGATGTTTCTCCGTTCTGGTTCTTGCACCATGTCATCGGCAGGGTTTCTTTCTTGCCGTTCGTGATATCATAACGAGAAACGATACCAGCGATCGCTCCATCAATCGTATGGTAAGTCCAATGTGCCACAGGATTGCCGTGCTTGTAATGGTTTAAGCTCGGTTTGGGTGCATTCGGTGGAGCTGCTGGGAGTGCGGTGTAAGTTTGTTTCTGTTTTGGTGCGTCATCGACAATCCCGACCAGATCGAAGATGCGCCTGCGATGATCGGCTCCATCGATACCTTGGTATAAAACGCAGCCAAATTTCTGCGTTGCTGGGGAGATAAAAAGGTGATCTCCGTTGTTGTCGTCTCCGCATTCAGCGCAGGCAGGACATTGAGCGGTAATTCTTGATGCGGATTCTTTGATGTTTCTTAGTTTCGTTTTGTCTATTCTCATAATTCGTTCAGTATTGATTTTGCATCTTCGGTTGATCTTGCTATTCCAGCTAAACCGCCCGAATTGCGGATAAATTCGATAAAATTTGTTTGTTCTGTAGTGGGCTTGCCTTTGGGTGCTTTGCATTCGACAGCAGCAAAAACTGCGATTTGTTTTCCAATATGATCGGCTGTGATTGTTATGGTTTTGAATCCGATTAGATCACTTCCGCCTTCGCCTGGTATACCAAATCTAATAACGCCGTGTTTGGTTTTTGCCACTCCAACATTATTTCTCCAGAGCCTAATGTCACCCGTGTTGCAAGCGATTCTAATTTGGTTTTGGATTTCTGATTCTTTCATAATCTCATGTCTTTTGCTGTGTAGTAAACCCATCCAGATTTATAGCCTTTGCTTTTTGCGATCAACTTAAGGTCTTCACGAGTTTTGACGTGTTTTAGGATTTCGCTGACTGGCTTGCGAGTAAATTCTTCCAGATTCGCTTCGATATAGGTCATCTCACGTGGTTTCGCCACAGGGTAGACGTAATCGCATTCTGGGCAAACTGGCGCAGGCTTGTGCAGGCAAAAGCATTGCTTGCATTGTTTAAAACCAAGCGATTCCGACTTTTTGGCTTTTTTGTCGATGCCGTCGAGGCTCCATTCTCGGTCATCCTCGGCTAAACCATGCCTGCTTAAATTGCCAACATGATCCAAAACAACAGCTTGTTTCCCTTCGGACGGCCGCAAAACCCGACCGATCTGTTGTAAGTGCAAACCAAGCGAAGTCGTCGGCCGCAGCAAAATCGCTACCTCGGCAGATGGCAGGTCAAACCCCTCGGAGACGACATCAACGCTGGTCATGACTTTGATTGCCCCAGAGGTTAGGTCTTCGACTATCTTTTTGCGCTCATCTGGTTTCAATTGCCCGTGAATTACTCCACTCGGTATCCCGTTTGACTCAAACTCAGTTGCTACGTGTTCAGCATGAGAGATGTTACAGCAAAATGCAACCGCACGGGAATCCGGGCAAATTCGTTTGTAATGGGCGACAGCATCACCTGTGACGAACGGTTTGTCCATTGCGGCAGCAAGTTGATCCTGTGCGTAATCACCGGCACGTTTCTTGATCCCATCGAGGACAACTTGAACGGGCGGCGCGTAGTATTTCGGCCGAACAAGAAACCCGTTCTCCATAAGCCATTCAACTGTTTGACCGATGATGATTTGACCGAAATAATCTGATAGACCTTTCCCGTCGAGGCGCACGGGTGTTGCAGTAAACCCTATCGATACGGCATCTGGAAATGCGGTCAGAATCGCCTTGTATTGATTCGCGGCTGAGTGATGGCATTCATCCGTGATAATCAAGCTCGGTGGTGATGTGGAAACTATTCGACGTGAAATAGTCTGAACCATAGCGACCTGCACTAACTTGGCAGGATCCGGCTTGATGCCTGCCTGGATAATCCCGTGATCTACTTCAAACTTGCGTAGTGTTTCGGATGTTTGGGTGACCAGTTCGCTGCGATGAACAAGAATCAAAACGCGATTCCCAGCCTGTGATGTCCTGTGGGCAATGTAAGAGAATGTCGCGGTCTTGCCCGATCCCGTAGGTGATACGACAATTGGGTTGCGAATTCCGCCATTGATGGTTGAGCGTATCCTGTCGAATAAATCCTGCTGATACGGTCTGAGTTTCATCTTTGAATGACGTGGTAAAGCGGAGCGGATTTTGTCGATAGTTTTCTTGTCAAATCTGCAAGCTCAATCGGTTTTGCTTTCGGATACATCCCGCCGTCTTTGGTAAGCGGTTCAAGCTCGGTTTTGATGCGTTCTATCTGTTGATGTATCTCGTGAAAAACGATTTGAAGCGTAAACAATAAAAGCCCGGCAATTAGAGTTGTGGTAATGATCATGTTTTTATCTGGTTAATTCTCTCCAAATTGCAAAAGCAAGAGCAGCGATTGCAAATGCCCAGAGCATTCCGATGCTGATGTTGTCGATGAGCATGATGATGGTTTTGATTATTCTTTTTGTTTTCATGGGTGTGTGTGGTTCAACTAAACCTTATGTTTAACGATTGTGAAGTAAAAAGGTGCTGGAAACCTAAAAAAGCCTCCAGCACCTTGTTTTATTTTTGTTTTATCAGCTTCAAAACAACCATTTCTGCCTCTTTTCCGATTTTAACAAGACCTCTTTCACGTTCGGAAATAGTCTTGGTCGTTACTCCGCATTGAGCTGCTAATTCGCGCTGAGTAAGCCCCAGCCATTGCCGAGTGGATTTGTATTGTTCAGCTGTCATGTCAGAACGGAACATTGTCGTCGTCATCTGACAACTGGGGGACAGGATTAGCCGGAGCAGGTGCGTTACCACCTCCGACAAACTTACCGTTACCGAGGATGGCTCCTTTCTCTCCGGCCTCACGACGTTCTTTGCCGATGTCTTGGACAATCATGAAATTGTTGCCGTATTGATCTTCGCCGTCTCGGTTTTCAAGCAGGGTGAAAGCGATGTATTTCCCTTGCTTGCCGTCGATCATTGCCGACTTATCAATTTTTACTGTGTTGATGCTTGCTCTAATTATCATTGTTTTTTGTTATTATGGATTGTGAATTTACTCGGTTTCATTGTAACCGTATTGAGGTATGTCGAGTTCAACCTCGCCATCCCACATGGACGGGAATATGCCGGTTTCAAGGCATTCGGCGTAAAGTTTTAAGCCTTTACGATAAGTTTCCGCGCCCAAAGAAATAGCTGAATATGGCAATTCGACGATTGCGACTTTGAACGGTGCGGCCGAGGTCACAAAAATAAACTTGAACCGGGTTCTCTCATCACCACTAGCCAATGCGTAGCCATCGGTGTAGCACCCAGCCTGCACGTGATACATCCATTTATAAATGTATTGCTGCAATGATCGCTTGGATTCCAACGCAGACGGAGCGCAGGTTTTAAGGTCAACGATTGTCTCGCCATCGCTTGGCAGGATGTCGATCAGACCTTTACAAGCAAACGGGTATTTTGTCTTGTGCCGGAATGCGACTTGGAACTGTGCGCCATCGAGTATCGCAGCAGCCTGTGGCTTGGATTTGATCGCCATTAGCTGCATCTGAGCGCATTCAAGCTCGGATTGCTTTAGGACAACCAAACCAGATGCTTCGGCTTGTGCTTTCCATTCTTTGGCAGCATTAGTCCTAAACTCATCGTGTTCAGACATGATGTATCGGTTTTTGAATTCCAGCGGCTCGGTTAAGAGCGTATCGAGCAGGCTGCCAGCCTTCATTGCGGTGGTTGCCTTGGGTTTGGCATAGTATTTCCATGCACCTGGATCCTCAATGAAACTGCAAATCATCGACTTTGAGACGGCTTTATCTTTGACGGTTTCAATCGTATCGGATGGGTTTACGTCGTCTCCCCGGTAAAGCGAAAATGGCAGCCCGTGATAAATTCCGTTTTCTGGGTAGGATTTCATGCTTCACCTCCCATTTCGGCACGTTTGGCTCTGAGTAATGCTAGATCGGGTTTGGCTTTGATACGCAGTCCGCAAACGGCATCTCCACCAGCTGGGTTTCTGATGCCATCCTTGACGTAGATTTGGATGTTCTTTCCGATCCAGTTTTTGGTATCCGCGCCGAAACAAGCCGCAAGTGTTTTGCGATTGGTTGCGTTTAGAACCATTCGTTTCGGTTTATCGTTAAACCCGATTGAGTAAAACGATTTTTTCTTGCCGTCTTGCATCACCTCATCTGCGTGTTCGTAGATGCCGGTGATCGTGACATCGATATCTCCCAGTCCGAGAAAATCCTCGGAAGCCAGGAACTTACTTGCTTGTTTCATCTGGCTAACTTTGCCTGTGAATTGTTTTTCCATTTTATTAGTTTCGTTTGTTGTTTGTTCAGAGATAGTTTCTCCAGTTACCACCCTTGTATTCGGTTGGTGGCAAACCTAGTTCAAGTCTAGCGAAATCGATAAGTTTTTCGGCCCGTCTGGTTTGGCTTGATTTGAATGGGCATGGCTGAGTGTATTGCCCGTCGATTGTAAATTGCCAGTTAAATCCACCACAATAAATCATGTCGGATATGCGTTTTTTAGCTTTGGCGATTGCTCGTTTTTGGGTGTTGGTATGGACGCTCATGGTGCTTTAATAATTTGATTCTCGGTCATAAAGTTTCCGCAATCAATACAAACCCATCGTTCATCACGTTTGATCGGCGTTCCGTATCGGCAAAACGGGCAGTCTGGCATCTCAGCGAACGACCGTGGAGCATAGAATGGTTGCCCGGCAGGACTGTGAGCGTCTTTTACTGTTGGAGTTGATTCAAGTCCTTTGTTCATATCATATCAATTCCGATTTCCTCGTCGTTAATGTATCTTATTGCGTATTGAAGTATTTCAATGACCTCATGAATTTCATAAGCTCTATCGTGATCGGGAATCATTTGATAAATGTAGTGTATCAAATGAGCCGAGTAATACTCGTTAGGATCAGATCCGTATTCGTCTGGTGGGGCCGTATATCGGCGCAGGTCTTCGTCTAGTGGCATAATGTTATTGGTTTAGTAGTTGATTGATAAGGACTATAAAAGCTCTGGTTGCTGTTGCAGGGACAACTCCGTTGCCAAGCAGTCGCAGTTCGTCGGTGCGATTGTCAGAGGTAATGAACAGCTCGGCATGACCCATCCGATCGGTAGCCCCATCAGCGTCTCCACCCAGCGAGGGTTTAGTTTGCCGTTCGGGACTGGCATCTGATCGTTTAGGTTTTTGCTTCGATCTGGATTCTGGAATCTCTCTGTATCTCCGCTCCGATGATCTCTCGTCTGTGGAGTTGCCCATGACTCCTCCTTGGTTTTCTGGTAAATATCCACAGTCTGCGGATCTACCTGCTCCCTCAGATTCGATGGCATTGATCGTCCCTTCCTCGCTCCTGTTGCAATCTTGATGACTCCCTCTGCACTCCGGCAGTCCAAGTGATCCATCGTGTTTGGTGTCGCCCATTGATGAACTTCCTCCCTCAGATTCTTGCATCCCCCTTTGTTCGCTGCGGATGATCGATCCTCTGGTTTCCTCACTACATTGATGTGATCCATTGTGCTTGGAGTTGCCCACGACTCTAGGCGGCTCCCATCCGTGCTGGGGTTGACCGGGGCGGCTTGGCCATGCATTTCCGCAACTATTGCTCCAACCAGCCTGTCCCTCCTGTTCCGATGAGTCCCGTCTGGATTCGTAGCATCTAGCGAGCAACCCATCGTATCCTTCCAATCCCTCGCTTTTGCGGTGGGCCAAGATGAACACTCGCTTACGTTGGTGAGGTGCGCCGACTTCACGCGCTGAGAATATTCCCCACGTCGTTTGATAACCAAGGCTTTCCAGTTCGCTGATGACTTCTCTGAGTCCAAGGCTGATGTGTCCTTCGACATTTTCAAAGAAGCAGATTCTGGGGCGCATAATTCTAATTCCATCTGCGATCCACGGCCAAAGGTGTCTTGGGTCTTCTTTTCCAAGTCGCTTTCCTGCTGCGGAGAATGGTTGACAGGGATAACCTCCAGAGAGGATGTCCACTTTGTCACAAAACTCTGACCATGGGAAGGTTTTAAGATTCGTCCAGATAGGAGCTGCGTCCAAGAGTCCCGCTTCCATTTTTGCGACCAAGTTCGCGCAAGCGAAGGCTTCGATCTCGCTAAAAGCGATTGTTCGCAGATTTGGGATTGCTCGGCTAAGTCCGAGATCAATGCCGCCGTATCCGGCACATAAACTGATATGATTGATTTTGGTAGTATCCACATTTTTATAGGTTAGTTGTATTCGTTACCACTTTTCCGCTCAATCATACTCGGCAAGGTAAATCTGACCAAGCAGAGGATCTTCATCCCAAGCAAAGTAAAGATTGCCGACAACATGGCGGACATTCTCCCAATTTTCCGGCAAGGATAAAGCAGGATAAGTGTGACCATCTTGATCGTGGATTGCTTTAACAAAGCGAAGATGTTTCCGCTCGTTCTTGTCTTGTTCTAGTATGTGTTGGTAGTTCATGTTTAAATTTGTTCGTCTAGTTCTTCCTCGGCAATGCGGGCCGCGTTATTAGTGGTGCAGCGCGGGCAATAATCGTGATGCCAGCCGTCGATCTTTTGCCGCTCGGTGATGGCTTCCAGAATATCAGATGCCGTGATGTTCCTCACCTCGTCAAGCGTCATCGTTAGTTCCGGTGCGCTGACGTTGCGTGATTGTTTGCAGATTTTGCAAACGATAGCCGCTTCGGGTTTTATGTAGTAGACTGTATGGGTCATATCGCGATTAAACCTTTCGTTTACGAAATGGGAAGCAAAAAATGCAGAAAAAGCAAAAAAGATTCAAACCGTTACATTTTGTAACGCTTGGCTATAATACTTCGCCCCTCTTAAGACGCGAACCTTCCATTTGCCGTCTTTAACCATTTTTTGCGCTCTAACCTTCATCGCGCTATATTGCAAAGTGCCGTTAGTTGACTCAACAAGGTCTTTGATTGTAAACTCATCTGGCTGCTTTTCTTGGGTATCTAGTGCCAGGTCGAGTAAAGCCCGATCCAAGGCACTTAGAGTATCCCGTGCGGGCTGACCCAATCCGATCCGTTTCTTGTTATTTGCCATATCTTGAAGTCTCCTGTTTTCGTGTTGTGTAGTCCGTATGCGAAGCCCTGCCTCCAGCCTAGCTTTGCGGTGTAAGCATCGGCGTAAGACATTTTGTCAATCTGTGCCATTGTCCCGATAGCGTGAGAACTGCCGCCGTCAATATGCCGTGCCTCGTAATCGTTCGGGGCATGGACGTGACCGAATATGCACGAACCGTATTTTTCGTGGTGCGCTTTAGCCGGGTGCATTGATGAATGGAAGCCGTGAATCAATGTGAGTTTTCCGATCTTGAACCGCTCGGTCACTTTCCAAGGGATCCATTTGATCCGCATTTTACGCAGCTCGTCTTCAGTTTCCTGCGCTTTCTGGGCGCATAGATCAGCCAAAACTCCGTTGCTTGTCTCACCGGCTGCTCGCCATAAACGATGGCAATGATTGCCAAGGGTTAAATAGTCCGGGCGATACCAATCCAAAAGCTCCATTCCGCAGTTAAAATCGTAGCGTATGCCCTCCGCGCGTTCCTCCGGCCCAGCTCCTCGGCGGATCGCTCTAAAGTCCCAGACATCGCCCAAATGGACTTTGATCTTGGGCTTCCATTCCTCCATGAATGACTTGAAAACCTTGATTGCTTTTGGGCAGACCAGATCGCCGTGAGAGTCAGCCATAAATATTGATTTCTCCCAAGCCATATTAGTTTAAGTTTAATGATTCCCAAGCGGGCCAGAATATCTCGTCAACGCATCTGACGATTGCCTCTTGATCGTATTTCTCAAGCCAGCCAACGCCAGATATAAGTAGTGATGCCTCAAGTATTTCGTGCCGTAAAGTTGTGATGATGACCCGCTCGTCTTTGATCGTATTGGAAATCCAGATAGCCCGGTTGTCATGCTCGTATTGTCCGTATGCTTCCTCTAATTTGCCAACTTTGATTTTGATGGATTGCCCGGCTATTTTTACTGAACGTGGTAGTCTCATGGTGATACACATTGTTGAATTGCTCGCGTATAAGCCTCTGTAAGCCCGCCTAGGTTGATTTTGGCACAATCTGCCACAGAGGATCCAAAGAACGGCTCTAGGATGATCGCAGGGCAATGCGTAAGCTCTAAGAATTTACCGCCACGATCCTTTTTGGTAATCGCCTTCAAACCGCGTCTTTTGATGGTCGGGAACTCCTTGGAAAACTCGGCATCAAACTTACCAGCTACCTTTTCGCCAATCGTTGAGGAATGCCAATAAAGCCATTCATGCCCGTTAGCGTCTGTAGATGCCGAGTTGAAATGCAGCTCGATAGCCAATGATGCCCTAATGTCTTTAACCTGCCTAGCAACATCTGCCATTGCCGAGCCGTAGCCATTGCCGCCGTATTGGTCGATAATCTTGTTGCGGATACCTCGGGATGCCAGTTTAGCTGACAATTCACTTGCGACCTTTAAGTTAAACTCGCGCTCATTAATTTTAAGCGCATCGGAGTAAGCCCCGCCATCGTATCGTCCGCCAATCTTCCGGCTATGCCCTATGCAGATTGCTATCATTAGATTGGGTTTAGCTAGGATTTAGCCGTATGTCAAACTATTCGTTGGAATACTTCTTCTTGTAACTGGCCCATCCGCCTAGTCTGACTGCCCGATATACGGTTTCCCGCGTAATCCAGCCAACACCGGCGTTAAACATGGCTTCCTTGAATATCAAATCAGCTTCTTTGCGGCCTGCGACTGGGAATGCTGCGGTGGAATCTTTGGAGTATATCCAGTCATGCACCAATGCTGCGGAGAAGAATTTTGACCAAGGATCTAGCAAAGACCAGAAAATACGAGGCACACTCCCGCCATCCGTGTAAAAACCTTTGCGAACAGTAATTGTTCCGACAGATGAGTGATAACGGAAATTGGCAGTAAGCTGGAAGATGCGAGAATCACCTCGCATACCGGCATCGCTAAACTGCGCCACGTCTGGAAAGCAATCGGTCACTTTTTCTTTTTGAGTAAATTGTAAAGCGTCACAAGCGAAACACAGATCAGCAAAGATGTTGAAGTCGTTTTCAATGCCCAGTCGAGCTGTTCCTGGAATTGAGTCACCACTCCGAGTGCGGATGCTGCCGATCCGACAAGTCCATTGAGAAGATTGTAAGCTGTGCTGTGTTCGTTCATGAGATTGATTCTGGCTCTGGTTCAGGTGGCGCGACGAAGATCACCTTGCCGTCTGATTGAGGCGTGAACACTGCAAGATTCGGCACATCCAATCCCTCGGCTTGACCTAGTGCGCTGAGTGCCGCGTGGAAGGTCGAATAGACTGTGAGCGCGTTGACGGCGTTCGTTCCGAATACGTCCATAATCGCTTGCTGCTCGCCTGCGGTGTTTGCCTTGGCAAAAGCGTTGGACATCATGGATTTGATGAAACTGATCGCCTCGGTATTGATCGAGTCAATCTCGTTGGCTAGTTTCTCGGCGGTGGATTTTTGGATGAGTGACATGGTGGTTTGAATTATGGGACTACTACATAAGGGCAAAATTGAGCAGCTCGTAAATATAATGCTGCGATTAATGTGTTTACATCCGTCGCCTGAATCACCATATTCCAAGATGTTCCTGAAGACGTAGTAGGGAGAGATGCTCCAATTAGATTCTGGACGAGCGCAAACCTAGGAGCCTCCGCAGTATCAGTATGAGAAGCTAAATAGCAGCTAAAGGTAGAGCCGTCCCACGTTAGTAAAATCCTGCGTAATGAGGAGCTAGTCAAAGAAAAATTGGCGGATTCTAATAGGCTTGAACCATTATGGATTTGCAGTTTTGCGTTAGTGCTGTTTGGCAGGACAACCAGACCTAGCCCAGCGACGGAGTTAATATCCAGCGTTGCTGCAGCCACGCCGAAAAGGAGGCGGATTTCGTTGTTTCTGGGTCCTTCAAAAGTAAGATCAAACATCGCGCTCCATTTAGCCCCAGACATTCGCTGGTTTGCTCCGCTCCCGTGCCTGTTTAGGTAGTTTTGGGCAATGGTACAGATTCGGTTATTTCCTGATAATGAGGTAGAAGACGAGACTAGAGTTACGGAAAGTCCGACCGTTGATCCGCTCGTGTTGGCTGTTCCAGTCGGCGCGTTCCAACTTATCGGCAGCCATAGGTTTTGCAGATTTTCGCCGCGCACTAAACCCCGATTCATTGCGCTTGTCGTATTGGTTGCTGCTTGACCGGTAAGCTCAAGTTGTCCAGATAGCGTCTTGTTACCTGCCACTGTTTGGTTACCCGTCAGCCCGACGTAGAGCGCGTTGAATGCCGTGGTCAAAGTCGATACGATCAGCGACCAGAGGACGTGCTTCGGTGCGTCTGATGCCGCGCTGTCAAGTATTGTCACCTTGTCACCGTTGACGATTGTCGCCTTGTTCGTTCCAAACTTGCTGGTCAGTCCGGCTGCGGTCGGAGTCATCTCGTCGGTCGTCAGCGCGACCGTGCCGGTGTTGTTTGGCAGAGTCCAAGTCTTATCGCTAGACGTGATAGAGGCAGGAGCTTGCAGAAACCCACGAAATGCACCTCTCCACCATCCAAATGCTCCGCTTACTCTTGCGACGAACGAACGATTGTCTCCGGATGTGTTTCCAAACTTTGCGTGATAGTCGCCAGAGTCTGTGAAACCTACCAAACCTGTTCCAGTAGCAGATGCGAAGAAACCACCTTCAGATGGTCCTGATTCTCCATAAACTGCGGTACTATTCGTTGAAATAGCATTGACCGCTGTGGCAGCAGTAGAAGTTACTGAAACTGCTATCGAGCTTGTGCCTGCAAATTCTGCTCCGCCTTGCGCGTTACGTTTTACGATTGTGCTTGGAGTAGCGCTTGCGGTCGCATCAGTAATGTCCGCGCTGACAAGACTGCGATTTTCCCAGAGAGATGCACCGCGCATCAACGCTTGCCCTGCGACTGGACTTGTGATGGCTACATCGGCCAACTCATCGAGTTCGGCGCCGTTCTGGATCTTAACGTAGATTTCAACAACTGTGTTCCCGGTCTTGCGTGTGACGACTCCGAGATAAACGATGTGATTCGGTGCGGATGGCTTGTTGGCAAGTCCGAATACCATGCCGCCAGCGGTTGTCGAGGATAGCCAGATCGGATCGCCTTCGATAGCAGACGGTGCCGAGATGCTGACAGTCATCAGTCCTTCCGTGATCGCGTAGCCGGTAGCGTTGTGAGCAAGGGTTGATTCGCTGATGCCGATTGTTTTGCTGGATGTCGGCTCTGCGTTGGCCTGTGCAAGCCCAATGATGATATTGCTGCCAGATGCGCCGGTTACATAGACAACCTGCCCGGCATTGATCGCAAGTCCGGCTTTGCAAAATACTTCCAATCCATCGCATCGACCTGTAATCCTTGGAGCTGTGACGATGCCGGTGAATGTAGGGTTGGCAATCGGCGCCTTAAGTGCGAGTCCATCGAATACAGCATTGCCAGACACGGCGTTGGTGCTGCCGTCGATGATCGTTTGATCAACTGTGGCGGATGTCCCAGCCGGCCCGACTCCGGTAGCAATAGTAAAATTTTTCGTCACCCCATCTTGGGTGATTGTAAAATTCTTAGTGGGAGAATCTTGTTCGATTGTAAAATTCTTTGCCATATTAAACAGGTATTTGCGGAGTCACTTCCCATGTGCCTTGAAACTCAGTTCTTACGACTCCATTCGCGTCCGTGGTTTTCAATTGATAGGCGTAATACTGCTCATCGAGTGCGTCTGTCGTTGTGGCAGATATCTCCTCGATAGTAAATGCCCATGACCCAGCAGCACTACTGGTGATAACAATTCCCGTGTCATCGCTATCAAGAACCAAGGATGACGTGGTGTTGCCGTTTGCTTTGATCTCTATTTTCACACGAACGAGATCAGCATCACTCAATGTTTCGGTGATGATTGCAGCAGGGTAGGTGTCACCTTTAGGAACCGGCTCCCAATGCCAGGTTAGTGGCTGAAGATTTATTGCCATGTTAAGAGGATTTTCCTAAAACGGTTACTTTGTAGCTATCGGCAGCTTGTGAGAATGTGAAAGAAATAGTCCCAGTCGATGGGATTTGGCAAAGCAATGGAGTGGTCGATCCGGCCGCAAACGTCTTGCCTATGCCGTTGCTTGTGACAGAGCTTGAAACTGCCATTGTACCAGTAGTTGTGCCAATAGGCTCAACAAGCATGGCGTAAGCGGTCACGATTGGAGTAAGAGCGTCACCCTCGAAATCATTGCCGTCCCCGTCAGCGATAATCGGAACACCCGTGGTTTGTGCGACCACGCCAGTTGAAATGGTCAAAGTGGCGACATCGGCTGCGTCATCGCTCGTAACCGAGAAAGCGTAAGCAATGTCGGCCGTGAGGAAATTCTTGGTTGTCTGGGGTTTGCCGACGATAATGCTGCCGGTCTGGTTAGTTCCAGTATGAGTCCCAGAGGCTGAAAGCCCGTAAGTTAATCTTGCGTTTGAAATGACTCCCATATGGAGACTGTTAGATTATTCTGGCGATTTAGGCAAGGATAAATATGCGAATTTAGGCAATCACGAAAAATCCAGCGACATAGAACACGAACCGGAAAACCCAGCTCCGTATGCAGCATTACCGTTTGCTATCCAATCATTTAGGAAATCAGTAAAAGCATCAGTTTCCGAAGCCCAAGGGTCATTCCAAGGAAAGCGTCCAATAGTCGTAAAAAGCCCCATGATTGAAATATCAATCAATATATCTGCTTTGCTTGAATCAACGTCAGCCCCTCTACCTCCACTTACTACGTCTCCACCGTTGTTTGGTAAACAAATAAGGTTTCCTATAAGATCATAACTTGTCGTGCTACCTAATACCCAAGGACTTCCAATTGTTGCACGGGTATAGCTTTCCCGTGTAAAAGTTCCAACTGTAACTGGATCATTTTCAAGTCCTTGATTTGAAATCATCCTCCATCCGTAAAGGCAATCTTGAGAAATAGTAATTTCACCTTTTGATGGTTCTGGGCCAGCAAAACTTTTAAATGGTTCGTTGTCATAAAATTTACGAGTTATGACTGGGAATAATGATCCTGTGTAATCATATGTGTCTACAAATGCCGATGTTCCAGCTCCAGTAAAATCCCTTCCATCTTCGATTTGAGTAAGATATCCAGACAAAGATATTTCTGTTAATCTGTGAGGATGATTCCAATAGCCTTGTAAAAAGTCATGTAAATCATGCTTTTTTTGCTTAATTATAGCTAAATACTCTTCGACCATTAGAAAAACGTAACATTCCAAACTTGATCAGTAGAACCATGAACGATCCCAACAATCGTTCCATAATTATATTGCACAATGTATGGCGGAGTTGGAGTTGTATTGTCAACATATACAGTCGCAATAGTAGTGTAAAAGTCAGTTGTTGTATCTACACCTTCAGTCTGACTCCATTCAACGGTAGCCGACACGACTGATCCAGTTGTGTCATCAATAACAAGCAATCCTTGAAAATACCAATCACCATCAAGTGGTGTTGATTCAATAGTTGTATCGAATTCTGTATCGCAGAAGACTCCCGGAGCAGCTTGTAATGAATCACTTGCAGTAACCTCAAACGGCAATCGCTTAAAAAACATTCTTTTTTTGGATGGTTTTATAGGCTGCAATGCCCTTTGCAACTCTTCAATTGCTCTAGCGTGGTTTTGCATATGATCAGCCTTAATTGCATGACCAACTTGAGGTTTAACAGGACTCGTAAATTGTTTCATAATTATACTTCAGCTTCTCCACCTTTATAAATGTCCTTTAATGCACCACCACTAGCAGTATATTCAAATTCAAATTGCGATGTCCATAAAATGCCATTAGACGTGGAATCATTGACACCATTGAAAAACCATTGTCCACCTTGCAAGTCTGGAGCAAGTGCTGGCGTAATATCAAGTGCTTCTCCGACTTTGCTTAATACGTTATTTGAAACAGGTTCATTTCTTTGCCGAGTAATAGTGTGCCTAACCATCGGTCTGCGATAAGATGTAATACCAATGGCAATCAATCTTGCATAATTTAACGGAGATGAAGTGATTTCATCTTCGGTTGTGTATTCAGTATCGCTAAATATTACCTCTTCAAAATCGTTTCCATCTTCTGTATATTGCCTAAACTCCCACAGCTCACTTCCAGACCCATCTGGATTATACCTTGGGTTTGGTTGAACGTCTCCAGCCAACAATGATGCTAAACGCGATCTTTCTGCGGCAGGAAATTCTCTAACTACTGGATGAGCTAAAATCGGGACTTCTTCGGCTACAATGCTTCTAATTGCCCTATCTGTATCTGCTGTTTCTGTCAATGGATCCGCCCCAGGCTGGATTCCTGTTTGCTCGGCGATCTCATAAGTAGCGGTAATCTGAATTGTGCCATCACCAAGATATCTAGCTCCAGAATCTGTTAATTTAGCTTCGCTATAATCTGTGCTGTTTCCTATTGGGCCATCATTAGAAATAGGTAATTGATCGGGAATCAATGTAATTGCTTCTGATAAAGCAAAACTTCCATCATCACAATCAATAGTCCCAGTAACATTTATAACTACTCCACCGGTATTATTGATTTGCAAATCGCTATCAGCTGGCTCCCATCTGATACTACTTGTTGATAATCCATATTTAATTGCGCTCATTAGTTATATGCGGTTCTTTTTCCGTGCTTTGTGTTTCTTGCGATTTCTTTTAATTGTGCAAGTTGTTGTTTAGATACACTTAATGTATCCATTGCTGTTTTAGCTTCATTGCCACCAAGTCCAACACGAGCTTGATTTGACAGGAAGGAGCTAACATCAAGTCCTCGTTCCTTCATCAATTCTGCCATTTGTTTCTTATTTTCCTCTTCAGCTTTCTTTTTATCTTCGTCTTCTTGCTTTTGTTGACGCTCAAGATTAGCCCTTTCCTCTAAAAGTTTTAGTCTTTCGACATCATATTCCAATACTTTCTTCGCTGACTCAGCATTGTCCTCAGCTATTTTAATTAACTCTTCTTGCCTCTTGATTTTCTCATCAAGTATTTTAATTTCCTCTTCAGCGATCAATGCTTTTTTAAGTTGATCTTCAATATCTTTGCCGGTCAAACCTCTTTCTTTAAGCAAGTCATCTCTATATTTATTGGCTAATTTCCCAGCAGCAACAGTCAATTGAACTTTATCGTAATCGTCCAATTTATCTTTTCTGAATAATCCGGGTTTAAGATAGCCTTCCTCTTCAAGTCTTTTGCGTGGAGCAGCCATCAATTTTTGACTATACTCTACATATTTCAAGCGGACTTTTTTGTTTATAGCGTCTAACTCAAGTCTATCAGCTTTTTGTATAATTTTTTGCTGCTCTTCTTTTTTGCGCTTTATATCCTCAAGGCTTGCTTTTTCGACATCGGCCTTATTTTGAACCATGCTAGCCTCTTCCTCAGCCAGTTTAATTTTATATTCTAGCTCGGCCCTTCCTTTTTGCTCTTCGGTTGCTCTGTTCCTTGTCAGATTTAGCATTTCTTGAGCGTGATTCAACTCATTACCCGCCAATGTTTCGCTTGTATAGATTTGGGTGAGATTGTTAAGCCTTTCTTGCGCCCTAGCCATTTCGTCCAAAACAAGAAGCATTTGCTTTGCTTTTTTAACCGCTTCTTCACCAAACGCTTCTTTTATAGATTCAGCGTTAAATTGCGAAATACCTATATCGGATCCAGCTAACTTAGCTTCTCTAAGGCTGGTTATATATTTGTCTAAATACTCAGTTCCTTTCCATACAACGATTGTCAAAGCACCGATAACACCAGTCAACCCGGCTCCAACACCGAGGTTCATCAGCAATTGCGGAATGTTGTTCAACGCTCCACGCATACCGGCCATAGAAAAGTCTTCTAAAGCCCTAGATGCCTCAAGAACCGCATACCCAGATTTGCTTGATGCCTTGGCTTGTTGCTGCATCGATTGCTCAATACGCTTGTTAGCCGCGACTACTGTCTCTGCTCCTGTTGCCTTAAATGTAAACTCTGCATCTGCCATAACTATATTCTTAGTGTATCAGATTCTACGTCATCTGGAATAACAATATCACGAAATGACTCAAAAACGTGGTTAGATTGTTTATTTTTTGTTATTTTGTGCATGAACTTTCTTGCGTTGCCTTGGGATTGCTCGTAACTATGGAATATTTGCCATCCAACGTGTTCTGGTATTTCCCATATTGCATCATGCATTGTTATTCCGTTTGCCGCATAAAGAGTCTGACACCATACAGATAGCCAGTTCGGTCTATCACCCTTTATTCGGCTTGTTGCTTTCCCCGCGTTTCTTGAATAGGCTCGGTCTGAGCTGCTTCAGTTAAACCGGCTTCTTTGATGATCCATTTGTAGATGGATTCCTTTTCGCTATCATGCATTTCCTCAAGCCAGATTTTGTCGATTTGGATAAGCGGTTCTGGCAACTCCATGAATTTATGGATTGCGTTGAATTCGCTTTTGAAGATCACCCAGGCAGTTCCAAGTTTGCGATCCATGTCCCATTCATCCGGGTTCTCTGGTTCGCCACCGAAAAACGGGTTTCCGAGCTTGCGTAGCACTCTGGTGCGGCCCACAACATACGGCTTGTATTTGTTGGATCCGCAAATGAATGATTCCTCTAGTTTATCGTCTCTATTATCTGATTTCATATTTTTATTGATTGTTCAGCCATCCACTAACTTTCTTTTCTGTTACTGATGAGCAATCTGGGTGGATGTATGCAAATCCAGTTGCTCCCTTTGGACTCCATTTTATCAATGGTCTTTCTTTTCTGATAGCTTCAACTGCCGCAGAATAAGTTATTGATGCCGATTTCGCGTAAGCAAACGGATGTTGTGGATTGTTCTTCTCAAATGAAGCATCGCGCCACCAAGAGATTGCGGCCTCATATGTGGATCCATCAAATTGAGTCTTTTCGGATGCGCTGAACAATCTGATAGTCCCGACATTCTGGCATTCTTTAATCTCGAATCCATACCCACTTAAAGCCGAAATCAATGACACGTCGTCATTTGCGCGTAATGGGCTTGCGTAGCTCGATACACCATCGCTCGGCTCAATAACCATGCTCAGTCCTGTAGAACGCTGCACGATGCCTTTGTGGGCAGTTATGGCTGATTTAACGCCTCGGTCTGAGGCCATCACGCTTTTTACGATATTAAATGGATGAGTTGGATTTGAATGGTGGAATTTACTGTCCCTCCACCATTTCAACAAATCCTTGATCTTCCATTTGCCGCAATCGCTGACTTCCCCAAATAACCATGCCCTTTCACCCCCAGAGATGGAGCCGGTTTCTTGTTTCCAAGGAATGCCCATCGCCACAACAGCAGCGAATAGCCTTACATCCTTGGTTTTGGCTTGTATCATCGTAGCCATATGGAATTCAAGTTAGATTACGTGGATTCAGCTTCAAGGAATGGATAGATATTCCCGCCGATTGTTCTGCGCTCTTCGGATTCGGCTCCAAGTGACACGTTTGCACTTGTGACGACGTAGGTAGCACCAGAGGTGTATCCTGGAACAGTAAATTCAGCGACGTTAGCCAAGATCAATGCTACTCCAAGCTCCCAAGTAGGAGAAGCGGCGGTTTTGAGCGCACCTTCCATAGAGAAGGTTCCTTTGTTACCGTAGAAAGCACCAGCAAGGATTTCGCCACCAGCGGAAGGAATTTCCCTCACTTGGTTGCTCATATCTTGAGTGACGGTTTCTGTATATAGACCAGTTTCTTCAGACAAGCTGAAGTTGATATCTCCGTATGTGGTTGCTGACATATTTTTTCCTAAGTGTTAAGTGTATCTCTTACTAATGCTTTCCATGAGAATGTGGCTTTAAACCCACGCTCTCCTGCATCTTGTTGCATATCTGTTAATTGCCAAGACTTGTTGTAGATGTGCAAATAACTATCATTTGCCGTTATATTAGCAACTGTTAGGGATTCGTCACTAAGAATTTCTCTCAGACGTTCACATTCCGCTCTGAATTTGACTTCTGGAGTCGTGTCGTCAATCGATTGGACTAGGGTGACTTCACCGTTTACATCGTAAACTCCCTTTAAAATGAATGCTTTTTGGCTGCAAGAAACCACATGAGACACGATTTTGGCGTATGTCGTCTCATTTACAGACGGCTCGACAGCCCCTTGGACGGTGGCTGAAACCCCGGCGCTTCTAATCGCGTCTGCAACTGCTTTGCTAATCCTGTCTGGTAGTATCATAATTTATGCGCTCTTTTTCAATTTAGTCCTCAAAGATTTTCTGCGTAATTCAAACACGATTTTCATGTATTTTTCAACTATTTCCGTAGCAACAATGAAAAATGATTCGTTGGATGCGTATTCCATATACCTAATACTGTTTATTAGTTTGCCACGGTATCCAGTATTGTTATGCGAAAGACTTACTGAGCCAAGTGATGTTTTTCCAAACAGATTGTATGGAACATTGATTTCAGCTGGGAATTTATTTTGCCCTTCTGAACCCATCTGACTGACGTTCAATCCCTTGCCACCGGCTAAATGATAACAAGCCTTCCACCCAGCTTTGGCTAGTCCAGCTGTCTTGAGCCGATTGTTTAGCAATTTCTTTCTTTTGTCCTCAGTAACAAAACCCAAAGTTTTATGCGATGGGCCGGATCTAGGAACATTATAATTGTTTTGCTTCCTATAATTTAAGTATTCCTCTTGGCTTGCTTTCCGAGGAATTCCTCTCATGCGATCAAATTGTTCTTCGTAATCAGCATATGTTCCCGTCCGCTCATCAAACGTAGCCAAACCGCCTGTTTTATAGTTTGTATACCACCTTTTAGCCCGGTCACCGTTAACGTAATCACGAATCAATTTAAATGCGATGCCTTGCCATCCATCGTCTTGTTTTGTGGCGTAAGCTGAATTTACGTCTCCATGAATTTTATTCTTCATTTTCACGAAAGCCTTATTCCAAGGCATTGAGAATGTCTCTGGTAGCGTTGATTTATGGAGCTGAAACGCGGCCATTCTTGCAACCAATTTTGAATTAGCTTCCATCGATTTGAGGAAGCTATCGTTAATCAGCCGAGTCTTATCGTTAGACTTCTTTATATTAACGGTTACGACCGCTTTCATAACTTGATACCCTCGGTGTCGTGCTTGAATGAAATCGTTGACTCAGTCGTTCCAACCTCGACCCTAGATACCTGTAGCTTGATGTTGTTATACGTGCATCTTTTGCCGATAAGATTGATCGTTATAGATGCAGACGCTGGGACAATCACGCTCCCGGCGGACTCAAGTTGTTCCCCGCCAAACTCTGACATTGAGGTAGTGTCGATGGTTGACCATACACCGTTCAATACAACTCCGTTGGAAAGCGTTACGGCAGTCGATCCAATTGTAGCGTTTGAGACTGGGATTGCTCCTTGAATAAATAAATCAACTAAAGATGCCATAATGATTAAAAGTAAACAGCCTGCCTACTTTCGCGGGCAGGCTGTTGAACAATACGAACTACGAACTACAAAAAAATTATTTAGATGCTTTGGCTGCCTTTTTAGGCAGTTGCTTCTCTTCACTTTGAGGAGTGTTTTTGACGAACTTTTTCGAGCGACTTCTACCGGCCCCAGATTCAATAACTTCAAGTTGATCGAATCCTTCACCGCTTGAGTGCTTGAAGAACTTCCTTACTTCGACAGGAGAACCATCAATTACCAATGATTTCTTGCCGTTTTTAATACCGATGAGTAACGCGTATGCTGCCATTTTATTGTTAGGTTTATTATGGGGCAGGAATTACCCTGCCCCATAAGTTCAAGAATTAAGCGGAGACAAGGCGTTTGATTCCGGCTGCGATGCCAGTCTCGTAACCATAGACACACTCCATGACGGAACGGTAGTTACCGAAGTCTTCGGAATACCAGCTGCGGAGTCCGAGGGTGATACCACCTTCGCCAACGATAGCTTCAGCACGGTCATACTTGTTGCCACCAAGTGGAGCAAGATAGCGGAATGCAGCAGCGATGCCGGATCCATCGGTTGCGAATCCAACAAGGTTTTCACCGTTTGCTGGGATGATGTTCGATGGGATGATTTTGAATCCGTGAAGCATTGGGATATTGCCAGTTTGGATGGCGTTGTATCCGTAGCCAGAGGTGTCTTTGATTGCTCCAGATTTGCGAAGAGCGGTGATGTAAGCGTTGCTGAGAACCAGGTAGCGGTCTTCGGGCATATTGTCGTCGTCGCAAACATCTGCTACGTCAGCTACATCATCTTCATCGAAGGTAGATGCTGCGCCGGTGAATGCGGCTGCACCGAAGTTAGCCAAGGTGATTTCGCTGAACACGTCTTGTGCTACGGTTTTGGCGAGTAGGTTACCTTTACGAACGCCGTAACGCTCAAGAACAAGTGCCGAACTGTTGGCAACTTCGATATCGTCGTTACCCATCGAAACATACTTGTGCTTGTTGAGAACGATCTCAACGGCATCGGAATCGATGTCTTGGATGGTGTAAGCCGAGCCTACAGCTTTGTCTGCGGCAGCATCAAGTGAGGATGCGAGACGTGGAACGGAAACGCGATCGCCACGGTTAGCGGCTGCGTCAGAGAACAGGGTGTTAAGGGCGGCCATTGGTGCAATCGCAGCAGTAAATCCTTGAAGGACGCTACGGGCGATGATGTCATCTTGGATGCCGGTGGTGGAGTTTGCCATATAATTAGTTAATTAAGTTTTTGGTGTGATTATTGAGATTTGATTGACGATTCATTTTCCTCCCAGAATTGAGCAGCTGCCCGTGGGTTGGTTTTCTGAAGTTCGCGATATTGAGCGTAGAAATCTTGAGGCTTGTTGTCTTCTGCTTGAATTTCCTCAACTGGCTTGTGCGAGCATTTAGCCATTTCTTCGGTGACAAGTGCCTGGATGGCTTCGTCTGAAGTTTTTGCTTCGGCCGCTTCTGCTTCAGCTTTGAGTGCTTCGTGATCCGCTTTGATTTCAAGAAGTTCAGCGGAAAGAGATGCGATTTCTTGATCTTTCTCAATTACAAGCTGTGCCTGCTCTTGGGATTGTGCAAGTTCTGCTTCAAGGCGAGTAACATCTGCTTCAGCAGCTGCTAATTTGTTTTTGAGATCGGATCTTGATTCAAACATGGTTCTTTGATTTATATGTTGTTAGGTTATTCCGTTAGATTGTGCAAGTAAATTATTCGACAAAGTATTCCAATGCTTTTTCCAACGTGCCGATATCATCAGCAAGACCAAGCGAAATTGCTTTTTCCCCGCTATACCAACCAGCTTTAAATACTTCGTCATCCATTTCAATCCCGGCTTTGCGACGAGCGACCACAACAGAGTCTGAAAATGATTTTCCTGCTTCGTTAATTGATTCTTGGAGGAATGAAATCTGTTCTTCATTAGGCTCTGTGTGGAAAGTGCTTTTTAGCGATGCTCCTTCGCTGACAAGTGCTTTGAATTCAACACCCATCGATTCCCAGAACTTGGTCAAATCTGCCCAAGCTAAAACGGCTCCGATGTTGCCGATATTCGCTGACTTGCCGGTTACGATGTAATCAGTCTGCGATGCAAGCCAGTAAGCGGCAGAACAAGCAGTCCATTCGCAATATGCGACAGTTGGAACACCAAGCCCAGCAATCATGTCTGCGGTTTCAATGCATCCAGATACTGTTCCGCCGGGTGAGTCAACGTGGTAAATGATTCCTACTGCGCCTTCTTCGATAGCTAACTGAGTTTGTGATTGGATCGTTTTATATGTCGTAACCAAACCGAGTTCCTCGTAGATGCCCGGTGCTTTGTTCATTAGCGATCCTTTGATTGGGATAATCGCTACTTTTCCAATTGGAAGCGCGGCAATGCTCATTTCCGACTTCATCGGGTAAAATTTTGCTAGTGAATCTGCGCTTTTCTCTGATGCATCAATGCATGACAAGGCAAAGGTTTTAACCTTGTCCTCATCCATAGCCCAAATGTCGTTACTGATCCCGGAAAGGATGCTTAATTTATCAATTCTCATCGTCTAAATTGTCTTCTTGTTGTGTTGTGTCGTCGTCCATTGGTGAATCGACATCTTTCATATCGTTTGGAGTGAACATACCCTTGTATCGCTCATCCAATTTTACGTTTTTAGATTGTTGCGCCTCGATAAACATCAATTCTTTGTCGGCGGCACGGTTAAATCTACTTCTAAAATGCTCGTCATGGTCTTTGCCCATGTCGTTGAGCAGGTCTTCATCGTTCAAGATGCCTGCTCTCCACAACTCAAGGTTGCTTTTGGTTACTCGGCCGTCATCGACCGTAAGTTTAGGTGGTTTGCTGAATGACCATTTCCACCAATCAGCTGTGTCTGAAACTCGTCCGAGTTTGACTAGCTTTTTGTAGGCGTATCCGACAATCAATCTGGCTTCTTTTTCGATGATTGATTGCATATCCTCAACAGCTTGGCGGGCCTGCATGATATCCCTGCGCTCGGCAGTTCCACCACCACGGCTAGAACCTTCCCAGATAAAGGAGAACGGCCAAGGCACACCAGCACACATTTTGCGGATCATGCGGTCACCAAATGACTCCCATGTTTCGCCAGGTGTGTCGTGCTTAACGCTTTCCAGTTTATATCCAGTTCCGGCTCTAACGGTTTTGTATGTGCCGCCAAACAAAGTGTTAGTTGTAATACCCAAATTTGATGGGCTTGAGCTATCCCCACCCGCTTCGTTGAAGAATTCATTGGTTCTGTCACCATCTGGGATTCCAGACTCGGAATGCTCAATCAACGTATGTGACGACCTCGCCAGCATATTCAAACGCTCCCATTCGTGAGCCTGCAACGCATCGCGTCCATCATTCAATGCATGGCTAAGTGCTGGATACCCACGGTTTGCTTCGGGGTAATCCGAATCCATTACGTGCTTGAGCGATGAGGATGAGATATCTTGATCCTTGTCCGCAGTTTCCCCAAGTAACCGGTAAGCAATAACAACCCCGTATTTATTGCGAATAACGCCTTCGTTGATTGTGTATCCCCTGTAAGCACCTTCTTCGATCGGATTGATTGCGTTTTCACGCTGACCGATCCTATGAGCAGGGATAATTTGGATTGCTGGGAATCCGCTTTGCCATTCTGTTAGCAAATAAAAGCATTCTCCATCACGGATCAAAAGATGAGCCATGTGGTATAGAACTGTCGATAGATCATCACCCTTCATCGTAGCCATCCGGCAAAACTGCTCGCGGATGACAGATTCCGCTTCAAGTTTGATTGCGTCATCTGAAGTCTCAAGTGATGGTTTCCATGCCTTGCCAACTGAATACATCGGGATTTGGCGAGCAATGCTTCTAGCCGGCCCCCAGTTTTCAACTAGCATTCTGGATACTGCGACCAATGTGTTCCTATCGTAAGAAGGGATAAGTTTATCGATGTTATCCAACTTAGTTGGAATCCAAGGACGATCAACGCCCCTGTTTTCGGTGCTTCGATTATAACTTTGCCGAATTAACGGATTTCCATATTGGTCTACTAACATAAATCAAAAGATGATTTTACGGTTTCTTGACGGTCTAATTCCCGACTTGATACATTGAATCGCCCAACGCATTGCGGTGGTTCGATCTTGAAGAGAATAGTTGGTGCGCTGGGTGTAGTTAGACCCGTTTTTTCCAGCTTGCACGATATCGCCAGTAACCGTTCCATTGATGATCCCGTCATCAATTTCATCCACTTTTTTCTGTAAAGTGGTTACGTAAGAAGGGTCGCGCTGCGCCCTATCCCACCAACCTTGTGCAAGTAACAACGGATCTGCCATGTGCATTAAATAGCAAACATCTAACAATTAGGCAATATGTATTATTCTTCGTCTTGTTTTATTTCAATTGCTTCTTCGTTAATTTCATATACCTTCAATATTTGGCGAATTACCATTATTCCGACTAGAGCCATCGTGTTATCGAGCATATGGTTGGGTCTTTTGTTGATTCTTATCCACATCTCAACTTCTTTCTTATCTCGACCAGCGACAACCTTACGTTTGACCTCTGCGTTCAAATGCTTTTTGTATTGCGGGTCGATATCAGATGGAATCATCAGTTTGCCCATGCGACCTGCTCTCATCTCAGCTAAAGCGTCTTTCAACGGGTTCACGCATAAGTTGATCGCGTTTGCTCTTGCTCCAGATCCAGATTGGACTGGAACTGGGCCATCATACAAAACCTTAGTCTTGGATCCACGAATCACCATATCGTAAGAATCGCGGAACACTCCCCGGTAAGCCGTCCATCCATATTCAGCACATTTCTGAATGACGTAGTTCTGCCGGTATTTCGAGTCAACCAATACGTATTTTGGGTTGATCTTGTATTTAGCCCGTAGCTTATCGATCTCATCAAATGTCAGAGCCTGCCCGCAATTTAATATCTGCAACACGCCACCAGCTCCCATCGCACCTACAGTAAACCAAAGGTCGTTCTGCTGAACATCAACCGCCAATGACCGGCATTCTTCGTTGTCGATCAACTCTCCATTATCAAAATCCGATGTTTTGTAATCTGACACAGTCAATTCGGTGTTGTTCTCGTAAGCAACAGGTGTCCAAAATTCTGCTAACCGCTGCATAACAAAGACCTGTAGCAAAGTCAAATCGCCGCGATACTTAGCCTCCATCGCTTCTTCAAATTGCTGAACTAGCTTCACCCAAGGAATCCTCCAGTAGCTCATGGCGTTTGCGTGTGCGCCAACGTAACCCTTCTCGGCGTTAGGATTCATCACCATATAACCGTCAATGGTCGCAGGGTTATTCAGAGCGGATTCTGCTAATATCCTTCTGTTCTTGATGTTGTCTTGGTATTCGGTGTTACAGTCTGGATTGCAACAAGTCATCCTAACCGTCTCGCCAGTCTTCGTCCAATCAATGCCGTAACCGGGTATCTCGACCTTGTCCCACTTCATCTGATCCCATTTAAATGGCTGAACCGTGTGGCATTCTTGGCACTCAAAGCAGAATGTCCTCTGGTCAGTTTTGCGCCACTCGCGGAACAGGTCGCACAAAGCATCATCGCTTTCAACGCTGTGATGTGTCTCCCCAGCTTGACCAGCAAACAAAACCATAGCGTTCCACTTATCATGGGTTCGCTGCTTGCCCTGCTGTATCCTGCCTGGCTTCTCAGATGTCTTCCACGCCTCATCAAATATCACCAACGGCATGGATTTCTCCTGCAAGTTAGACTCGGCATTACCACCTGCCTCCAGATAAAACCCGTGGTTGAAGATTACCGTTGTCTTTCTAATCTTGTGCCGGTCAGTCCCGCTTTGCGATGGCAACAAATGCTTCAGCATTGGGTTCTTCTTGATCGATGGCAATAACCGCGTTTCCATCCAACGCTCGGCCGTATCGTCTTTCTGACCAATGACTAAAATGTTAGATGGAGAATTAGCCATGCGCCATTGAGTCAGACCCTCAATAGCCGTGGTCTTACCTCCGCCGGGCGACCAGAGCCAATGAAGTTCCTTGATTCGATGATCCGAAGCCCAGTTCAGCGGGCCGATCATGTGCGGAGTGATCGATGCATCTAGCCGAGGAGTCAGACCTTGAGACAGGTTGACGTTATCGAAGCACCACTCGGTAATTGTCTGTTTAGGTCTTGGCTTTAGACCGTCCACTCTTCGCTTCATTAGCGGGTGAGTCTTCAGCCATGTCTCCAGATTCCGCGATGACGCTGTATTTTTCATAAACTTGTTTCCATAGACCAGATTCCAAATCGCTCAATTCTGACAGTAATTTCCTATCCTCTTCCTCCATCCATTCCGATATCCATGCCTCGTCTTTGCCTGCCAATATCTGCGGAACCGTCGCTTTCCGCTCAGACAAAGCGATCTGCAATGCGCTTGCCCATGCATCTTGAACCTTTTCGCCGTCCGACTTGTCAAACATCTCTCCGGCCGCTTTAGCGTTCTTCAGCTTTAGACCCTCGACCTTTTCCTTGGTTTCTTGCAATTTCCAGTATTCATGGGAATCGTCTTGGTTCTCAAAGTATTCTCTCCACTCGTCGGGTTTGCGGCTGGTCTTCTCCAAAGTCTCGAAGACTTGCCTGGCATCAAACACATCGCAACCCCTTTGCCTAAATGCTTTTAGCGTTGCTTCCGGCAATCTGTAAATCCACGCCACTTGCCCCAGCGATGGTAATTTGAGGATGGCTTTGCTTGTTTCATTGCTCATTTCATTTTTATTTTGGCTTTATTGGCTAACATCTAATGACCAAGATGTCAAACCTGCAAAACCATGCACACTTTTCATTGTCAAGAGCTTCAACCC